ATGATACTTGCTACTGATAAGATGGTATTTGTTACCGATCAAGATAATTCAAACGAATACATTGAGAGGCTTATAACTGAGTATGGGACTAATCAATACTGTATAAAGATTGACCGTACGTTAAATCCACCATATTACCAATTATTCCACGAATGGAAAGAAGGTAAGCGGAAATTAAATCGTGAACTTTTCTCTTCCAGTAAGTTGGGAAAGATTGTAAACTACATAAATGAAAACATTCAATAACAATCAGATATGAATATAGGAGAAGCTATAAAAGCCATGCAAAGTGGTGCTAAATTAACCCATAAATATCTTCCAGCAATGGGTACTCAATATCTATATATCATAGATGGAGAGTATGTAGACTCTAAAGGCTATATCTTAAACAAGATAGATGTTGAATCCCGTCTTAAAGCAGACATTTTTAAGTTTGGATGGCAGAAAGTTGAATCAAAATCGATAAAATATGAATAAAAAAGAAGTTATACGAACCGCCAAAGCCTTTAAGAAGATTCTGAAAAAAGGTATTCCTCAAACAGAGCGTGGAATCAGTTACTGGGACATTCATGAGAAACGATACACCGTCTACGAAATAGCCGCACGCTTTTTACGGATGAAAGGCTATAACGTGCGAATTGAGATAGGTGATAATACAGAGAATCCCTCTTATTGTTTCGGATACATACGGTTCTATAGGTACGTGGCAATCAGTTTTAACTAATATCAAAAAACAAATATTATGAAAACAAAGAAAGATAAAATATTAGAGAAGTTGCGCAAGCTAATGAATCTAAAAGAGTCAGCTACTGCATTGGGTAACGAAGGCGAAGCAAATGCAGCTGCGGCAGGCATAACACGCTTGTTGATGGAGTATAATCTAACTGAAAACGATATACCGGAGCAAGAGAAGTTAGAGAATCCAATTGTATCAGAAGAAATACCTTTCAAAATAAGCACAAATGGTAGATGGTATAGTGACCTCATATCAGTAGTTTGTGAATATAATATGTGCCGTAGTCTTATTATTAGCAAATTTAATAATGGCAGAATGAAACGTAGTGAATTTGAAATAATAGGACGAAAAAAGAATGTTGAAGTAGTTCTGTATCTCATTTCCTTTTTATCTCACCAGTTTATAGCTATCGGCAAACGTAATTATGAGGAATATAAACATGATTGTATATGGAAATACGGGAAAAGCCCCAAAAGCCTTATTATGTATTTAAAATCATTCCTATACGGTTGTGTTATAGGCCTTTCAGAAAAATTTGATGAGAGCAAAAGGATATTGGAAACAGAAAATAATATCACAGCTCTTGTACGTACCACAAAAAGTGAAATAGATAATTTCCTTAAAGGAAAAAAGATTGGTAAGGCCAGAGAATCAAAGTCGGATATTGATGCTCTATGCGCTATGAGAGGCATAGAAACCGGCAAAAATGTGGAAATATGTAAAGGTATCCATGCTGAATCTGTTAGTGAAAACTTGAGATTACAATAATTCGATAGTGTATTAAATAGAAACAAAAATTATGGAGTTTAAATCGCAAATATGTACTACCCGTGAGCAGTCAAAAAGATTGCTCGCTTTGGGACTAAAGCCGGGAACGGCAGATATGGTGTATCATTACACAAAGAGTAAAGTACCTGCATTGGAATGGGAGTTGCAAACTAAGCCGCCAACATCAAGAGGGAAGTTTTGGACTCCGGAAAGAATAGCAAAGTTAGCATCGCCTTTTCATAAGCATCCAGATGGAACACCAATGACCGGTGAAGAGGTGTTTGATAGATTGTGGGGCAAGGATGTTCCAGCATGGAGTTTGTCTCGATTATTGGAGATACTTCCCCCACTAATTCCACAGCAAGACAACCATCCTGACTTAGACTTGGAAATCTCAGTTGATAATATATTTTGGTTTATACGGTACATAGAGCTGGGGTATGACTGCAAACATGAGGTTATGAAAGAAAACATTTTCGATGCAGTCATAAACATGATTGATTGGCTGATTGCCAACGGACACTTTAATAAAGAATACTACAATGAAGAAAATAATGTTCAATGATAAATTTGGCTTAACTCAAGCTGTATTGGAAGGGCGGAAGACTATGACGAGAAGAATAATCAAATGTCCAAGAACTTTTAGGGGAGAATGGGTCGCAGGATTCAATATACACAGACGCCATTCTGACAAAAAGATTGTTGATTGGCCTTGTATGTACGATGCTGACGAAAGAGAGTTTGATATGGGCGAGATATTGCCGAAATATGAACTTGGAGAAGTTGTTGCCATTGCGCAAAGTTATATGGATGTTGACCGATTTCATAGAAAAGGGAAAAATGCAGCTTACTTAGAACACTTGGATTCTATATTGCCTGAACTGAAATTACATCCCGGTTGGACTAATAAAATGTTTGTGAAAGCCGACCTAATGCCCCGCCATATTGAATTTACAGATCGTAAGGTTGAACGCTTACAGGACATTAGCGATGAAGATTGCTTGAAAGAAGGGATATATGAAGATTCGGGTGATGATGAGTTTCCGCCATCTATATTTTATGAGTTTGAGGGAAACAAAGACGATGGATTTGATACTCCACGTGAAGCCTTTGCCGCCCTCATAGATAAAGTCTCCGGTAAAGGCACTTGGGAAAGCAATCCCTATGTTTGGGCGTATGAATTTGAATTAATGAAATAATCATGAGCATTGCAGAAGATATTATAGACGGTTGGTGTTGCCAACTTTGTGGTGTGTACTTTGAAGAAGAACACGGTTACCCTGTTGTCTGCGAAAGCTGCTACAACGAACTATCAGAAGAAGAAAAGAAAGATTATCAATTAGCAACCCATAAAGAATTTTAATGTATTTATCATATGGATGCAAAAACATTCTTTACCAAGGTAGTTCTGATGCGCAAAGCACAGAAAGACTATTTCAAGTGTCGCACCCAACAAAACTTGCGGAAATGCAAGGCACTTGAAACGGAAATTGACGGAGAAATTGAACGTGTAAATAGTATTACCGGAGTTTCTTCCGTTTCCAAAGAACCCCGACAGACAAATTTATTCACTGATTAAATCATACAATATGAACTCAACTGTATTAAAAGAAATCATGGCATTCCTTTTCGGACGCAAATATTATGCCAACATTGTAGCAACAAAAGGAACAACAAAGCAAGAAATCTGTTCTTACATTTTTGCAACAAAAGAAGCCGCCAATCGGCATCGACTGGAAATCGAAACAACTCTGTCATTCCGATTTGTCGAAACAGTTTCTTTCCGTTCACGCCGGATATATTTCGATTCGTCTGTAAAAAGTTAAACCATAATAATCTGTGAATCATTCTATTTTCGTATTATGATTATCAAAAAACTAAAAACATGGTGGCAGTCACGTAACTACTATGTGATTGCCGATGGTAACGACAATTCAATCACGCTATCCAAACGCTTGTTTCTCCATATCAAAGGTAAGGCGAAAAAGGGCGATGCAGCCCAAGTGTTTGTTTTCAGAATTGCCGGACAAGATTCTTTCGGCTTCACCGTCAATCCAAATATCGGACAACCGACTCAACTATGCGATATTCAATATAATGACAAGTATAAGTGCATAGGCTTTGAAAGTCTGTGCCCGTCGGTCGGTCTTATGCTTTATGAGCATGGGTTACCCGGTGATAGTATAGTCAAACTGTCTGTGTCTATACATCATACAAGCAAAGGTCTCATCTATTATCAAATTGAAAAGCCCAATGGAAAGTATATTAGGAAATACAAGAAAGGCTGATATAGTATTCTATTCTTCGGGAAGAATAGACATTACATCTCATATAGCCAAGCAACTTCATCTCTCGCGAGGTGATGTCTTGGATATTATGAGTGAGAACGGAGAATTATATCTTTATGTCAGATACCGCTCACCAACCGGCGGTCGGCATGAAGCATGTGTGTTTCCATCCAATAGGCAAGGGAAACATTTCAGAGCCTCATCTAAAAGGCTGTGCTCCGCCATACTTGATGTGTCGGGCGTAACAGACAAGGCGAGATTATGCGTTGGAGAGCCTAAGGAAAGCCAATATCATGGCACATTGCTACCAATCATTACCAAACTCCTTTTGTAAGAAAGATATGATTAAAGAAATAAAATACAACGGGTATTCTGCCAACCCATCGGACTATGAGTGCGCCGATGGGGACTTGGCAACATCGATAGGTGTTATTCCTGAAAACGGTGCACTTAAACCCATATTGCCGCCATCCGAAGTATTACAGCTTGAAAGTGGTGTTTCGGTAATATATATCCACGAAACTACAGCCTACAAACATTACATAGTCCAGAATGGCTACTACATTTATTGGATTGAGCGAAACGGTGATTCTCTTACATCAAGCAATAAGATTGGTTATTGTTATGACATTAAAAGTATTAATGCTGTTGGTAATACTCTACTCGTTTTTTCGGCAGATGCAATAAACTATTATCTATGGAAATCCAATAATTACACTTCATTAGGAGACCACATTCCCAATATTGAAATTTCATTTGGACTTCGAGGAAAACCACGTTTATATTCAATGAATGACGATAGTAAATCTACGTTCAAAATTACATTTGACGGAATTGGTGAACATAATCTATTTGAAACGTGGAGCGAAAGCAATCAAAATAAAATCACATCACAGGTTATGGCGAAGGTGAACAAGTTTCTTGCAGACCAAACTGTTAAGAAAGGTAGATTCGCTCTTCCATTTTTTGTACGTTATGCCTTACGCCTATATGATGGCTCATTGGTTGGGCATTCAGCTCCTATATTAATGAATCCTTCCACTAAAACGGCTCCAATTGTCTATTGGGAACGTGCAAGTGGTAAGGGAAGCTATACAGAAGCAATATGCGATATAATGCTCGTGGCTGCAAGTCTTGATTACAAGCTTCTTGCTGACGGAAATTATGATTATAATAATTTAAAGCAAAACTGGGGTGATATAGTCAAATCTGTGGACGTGTTTATTTCAAAACCAATATATACTTATGACCAAAATGGATTGTGCAAATCGTTTGCTGATACAGACAATTTTGATACAAAGTTTATTGGCGCACTTGATTTTTCCGGTTATGCAGCCTCACGAAAAAACGACTGCATTCTTTTACCTGTGAATCTTGATGGATCATCTATGAATATATCCTCCCCAATCGGAAAGAATAGCGCATTTGGGAGCAAGTATGTAGAATGGCTATATTCTAAATTATACGCTTTATATTTTTCATCCAATAGAGGATATCCATCCACAACAATTATGTTACCGGAATATTCTGCTGATAAGAACAAAGAATCTTTAAAAGATGTATCACAATTCTATTTCCTACACTCCATAGAATTGTCAGACCTTACGATATCTGAACGTAAAGACATTGTTGTTAATGATGAATATCTGCAATCACTTGTTTCTCGTGAAATAATGACGGATGACTATCTTACCCACGATAAACTTTGCGCCGAATTTTCTCACACATACAATGCCCGTTTAAACCTTTCCGGAGTAAAACGTGAATTGTTCGGTGGATTTACGGCTGCATCAATGTTCTCTTATTTGAATAGCGATACTCCATCATGGAAGATTTCAGGAAATACAGTTGTAATTTCGTTTCCTATTTTCGGATACAGTGTTGTTGAGACTACAGTATATATAAAAGAAGATGGGAATGTATATGGAGTATCTGCGGCCTCACACAATAATTACACAGGATATTTTTTATCTGAAAAAAGATACCCATCGGATGAAGATGCCAACAATGGAACAAACGGCTTTCTTGAAAAACGCTCTTGGGGATGCTATGCGTTCTATCCAAATATAAATGCTTTCAAAATGATTGTCCGGGATTGGAAGGGTGCTTATGAAATAAAATTAATGCCACATCAATTCCTTAATGGCGCATATGCCGTACTTGACTATGAATTAGAACGTGCGCCACAAACCCCAACATATCCATCAACGAGTTATCTGACAACAATTGAAATGCCGAATAAAATATACACATCAGAGGTGAACAATCCATTCTATTTTCCTGTACTTGGCATCAACTCCGTAGGTACGGGAAAAATTCTCGGTATATCATCGGCAGCAAAAGCTCTTTCCGAAGGTCAGTTTGGGCAGTTTCCTCTTTATGCCTTTACCACAGACGGTGTATGGGCTTTGGAAGTATCATCTACCGGAACCTATTCCGCCAAACAGCCCATTACACGTGATGTTGTCATTAATCCCGATAGTATCACGCAGATTGACTCCTCTGTTCTGTTTGCCACAGACAAGGGAATTATGCATATCAGCGGCTCAACTACGCAATGCTTATCCGACAGCCTCAATGCAGAAGATTTATTCAGCATTACAGACTTGCCTAAAGCCGATGCAGTGATAAACATATTTAATAGCAAAGCCGGTGAGAACGAAAAAGCAACACTTTCTGACATTCTCTTGTTGCCGTTCAATGATTTCTTACGGGAGTGTCGTATGGTGTATGATTATACCAATCAGCATATCATTGTGTATAACCCAGCTGTGCGCTATGCTTATGTGTTTTCGTTGAAGTCAAAGCTTTGGGGAATGATGCTATCAGACATAGTGAACAATGTCAATTCGTATCCGGAAGCATTAGCAATGGCTGACGGAAACAGACTTGTGGATTTTTCTACATCATCTGCTGAAAACATAACGGCATTAGTGGTTACCCGCCCTTTCAAAATGGATGAGCCAGATGTGTTCAAGACGATAGATACCATCATTCAACGTGGATATTTTAAGTCGGGACATGTAGTACAAGTACTGTACGGTTCGAATGATTTGTTTAATTGGCATACTGTATGGAGCAGTACAGACAAATATATGCGTGGTTTCAGAGGAACACCGTACAAAGCATTTAGAATTGCACTCATTTGTACACTTGACAAATCCGAAAGCCTGTTAGGATTTAGTGTCCAGTTCAATCCCCGTATGCTCAACAGACTACGATAAATGAAACATATAGGTCAGTTATTTTTAAGGTTATCAGATTGTTTATAAGGAGAAAGAGCCGGTATGCGTGATGCACCCCGGCTCTTGTCTATTCTTAAAACGGTTTTAGTTTTCGTCTTATCTTGCCTTTTCGTGAAACAAGGGAAGTCTGTATCTTGATTCGGATATTTCGGGCTTTATCTTCCCAGTTGGCTTGGCTGCCTGGATTTGTTATGCTCATCCAGTCGGCAAGGACCTTGCAGACCATATATTCGTGTATCAGATGTTTTAGCAATTTCACGGTAGACAATGAAAAATTCACAGGCAAAACAAGGGTTATGAGGTATTCTTCCGGCACGGTCATAACATTATCAAGGGGTTCCTGCTTATCGGAAATTTCTTCTTTCGTATAAGGAAACAACATTTCCACGCATTCAGAATGCACGAGGTTAAGTATTCTCGTAACTCTGTCCACATTACCGTCCTGACCGATGTCGAATACTTGATGTCTGGCGTGTTCATCTTCCGCTTGCATAATGTCGCCCTCTACAAAAGAATAATTCTCCGCATCGTAAAGCAGTTCTTCCCTTTTAAATACAAGTGTTACCGCTTTTGTTTTAGACTGGCTGTTTTGACAATATACCATAGGCTTGAACATCAATTAATCATAAGTCGGTCTTTCCGGACGGCTGCGTTTGTAGAGTGCACGCTTCACGTTTTCAAAACTCACCCCGGAGTGTTGTATATACGCATTGGCATCTTCCGGACTGGTTATGGCAAACCACTCTCCAAGTGCCATATCTACAAGATATGAATGTATGCCATTTCCCAGTGCGTCCGCCGAAGCGTTGTTATAGTTAGACGGAAGCAAAAACTCCAATGAAAGTTTACCGTTATTATCTATCTCTTCATCCATCAGGTTATCGCTTGTTGTATTATCCTCATTGAGATACTCTCCAAGCAGACTTTTTAAAGAGGAAAAGGCATTGGCCAACGAACGACGTATCTGATAGCTGTTTTCATCGTCATCACTTGCTTGCATATTGGATGCGACTTGATAGCTCTTGCCGGCCGCTTCTCGTGCCTGTCCCGTCAAATACGCTTTGTTCTGAATATCATAGACAAGTTCTTTGACCTGTTGTGTCACGGTTAATGTTTTCTTATTTTCTGCCATAATATTTTGAATTAATGATTATTCGTATGTCGGGCGCATGGGCTTTCTTTTGAAAAATGCCTTACGCATTATATCCTCCATATAGGTAGCAGCTTCCGTTGCATATCCGGCAGCTTCTTCCTTATTGGTAAACGTGTACCACTTTGCAGTGACATTCATCACGAAGAATGAAAACAAGCTACGCTGCATACTTTCTTTTAGAGCTTCATCGAATGAATTCGACAGCCCCAACGAAAGCCTGTATTCACTGTCAGCTTCCGTTTCGTCAAGAAGCATTTTCTTTAAACTGTTGCATATGGTATTCTTACTCTCGCACCAAAAACGTTCAAGCATGCTTTTATCCTCATCCGTCGTAAATATACGATCGTAGGCAAGCTCATCATCCATTTTCGCACCGGTGTACGATGTGGTCTTTGCTACCTCTTCATATACTTTTTCCTTATTGACCGTTAATATAATATCTATCATAATCAGAAATCAAACAAATTATACGATAAACCTACACTAAGACATGGAGAAAATTGCGGCGTTTCTCTCAGTGTTATTCCATATCCTACCTGTAGACTGATACTGAACTTTTTCTTCTTGGGTTTGGGATAATTACCTGTTACGGTCATTATATCACGCCCGGCAAAAAGTATCAGGCTGTCAAGTTGTGGATGAAAGCCACTTACATAAGCCCGATATGTGTCTGTTTCATACATCTTCTGCGTAATGGGGATTTCAACCTCAACACTGTCTTTGTCTTTATTTGGAGGTTTAGTCGTATCTGCTACGTCCGGAGTCTGTTTCGTACTATCCGGTTTTGCAGTAGGAAGAATCTGCGTGATGTATTTAATAACGGTACTATCCTTGGGTACAGGCTTGTAATAGGGTATGGTATCGAAAACAGTTATTCTTGTGGTATCATTTATAGGTAACTTTTTATTCGATATGCAAAAACGCACATTAAAAAACAGTGATGTGAAAAATAATACCACAAACAATATTGCTACAATATCTTTAAACCATTTTACCATACTTCTGAATATATCTGGTTATTGCCTCTACATGGGTTTTAACAATAGCTTGTTTGCCTTCTTCGGAACAAAGGTACAGGACATCATCCTTGTTATCCTGAAAAAAGTTTTCCGTAAGTACAGCCGGGCATTTTGTCTTACTCAAAATATAGAAGTTTTCTTCCCAGTCAGGATCGTCGTCAGAATTATCTTTGCGTATTCTTTGACTGATAAAGTTTTTTTCAGCTTCTTCATACAAGAAAGTTGCCAGTTTATCAGCCTTTGTCTTGCCTTTCGATGTATAAGCGCTCCATCCTCTTGCGTTCATCCATTCTGCACCGTTTCCGGCAGCATTGCAGTGGATAGAAACAAGAACTACATTGGCCGTTCCATATCGTCCGCAAACTTCGTTTACACGCCTTGCACGTTCTGATAGTGGAACATCTACTGTTTCCCGAACAATGCGTTCGGCATCATAACCTCTTGCGGAAAGTTCATGTGCTATTCTATCTGCAATTTCACGTGCATAAGCATATTCACGCAACGAACCGTCAGGACTACGTTTTCCGGGAGTGTTTTCACCATGCCCGTTATCAATCAATATCTTCATACTTATTTATTTGGTTAATATTCACTTGGTGGGACGCGGTCTGCACAACCATGTTTATTGCATTTCCGGAATTCCAGTGCTTGATTCTGAACGGCAAGCTCGCTGTTCTTTTCGCTTAGCTCGCGGATAGCGTCACGATACTTGGTTATCTCGGCGTAAAGGTGGTCAATTTTGGCGTCCAGTTCGACAACTCGCTTTTCCTTCTTCTCGTACAATTCTTTCCATTCAGCAGCATAAGCTGTGATGTTATCTGCTTCGGTTTTTTCAGCCTCGGCATCTGCCTTTTTCTTTTTGCTTCTAAGCAATAACAAGGGCAATATAACTAATGTGATGAGCGAACCGACAACTTGGATAATCGTGCTTAGTTGTTCCATATTAAAGTTCCTTCTATTAGTTGTCCTATCATTGCTCCGGCTACTGTAAGACCAAAGTCAATCCAATCCCATCTACCGCCATGCACCTTGTCTTTATATTCCAAAGCACCTGCTGTCAAAACTCCGGCATACATTGCGGTAAACCAACCAAATGCAAAAATGCCGATAATCAGTCCTCCTATGAGGTGTTTCCACCTGTTACTCATTCCGAGCCATTCAATCAACTTTTTCATCGTTATTACTTTTTAAATTAAATACCGTCCAATCCACTTCATCCTTTTCTTTCCACCCTTCCTGAACAGTCTTTATCACATAGGCGCACGCTGCTTGGGAGAACGCAATAAAATCATCTGCATTCTCGAAAGTATGATAGATGGGCGTACCATCTTCCTGTTCATTGATTTTTAGAATAAGCGGATAAGGAATCTTTTCACTACGTTCTATAGCGGAAAAGTTTAATTGGTTTTCGGGTGAAAGATATACTGCTTTCCCGTTCCAGACAAAGCCGTTTATAATCTTTTCCTCCGTAGCCGTGTTTATAGCGGACACAACAAGTTCCTTGACTTCGGAAAGTGTGGGTTTATGGTCGAATGTATGCCGGTACTCCCAGCCATTCTCACTATTCTCATCATCTTTCCCGAAGCCATAAAACAGTATCCACTTGGAGCGTCCTGTACGTACAAGACAATCCTGCCGCTTCTTTGTGCCGTAAATCTTTTCCATTGCATGAATTTTGATTTACGACAAAAGTAGCGGATACCGAGCGGATTAGTATGTTATCTTTTTCCCGTCAGGTAAAATTGTATTTTCGTTTGCCTCCGTCAAACATTTCACATTTGAGAACTGTTTCAAATGGAAAGCCGTCCTCAATATCGCTGATTTGGTCAAGAATACCTTTCATCTCAACCGATGCAGTAAAGAACTTTCCCCATTCTTGAGTCCTGGGATTGCGGAACGATACCAGATAACGGTCTTCCCCCTCTTTGGTGTCTATTCCTGTTTCAAAATCATGTATCTCAATTGGAATATTTACGATGTCGCTCAAACGCATAACCTTGCCGGGAAAGCGTTTTTTTCCATCTGCTGGAGTGTACGTAACACCCATTTCGGAAAATTTCTTCATGTTGTTCTTGGTAAGTATATAAAATAAATGTTTGCAATCTGCATGGCAGGCCATACCCTTGAATGAACCGATTATTTGCTGTCTCCGTTTCCGTGATTTAATCTTGGAAAGTTTTCGGGCTGCATTTACTTTTGTCCGTTTTCGTAGCAATGTATAGTCGCCGTAGTTGACAAAGCCAAGGGCATCCATACCGGAGGATATTGGAGCCACTTTTTCGCTTGGTTTTATTGTCAGCCCTATTTGAGCTGCTTCATAGTGTAGTTTGTCCCGCAATTTCCACAAATCACGTTTACTCTCACCGAGAATAAAGATGTCATCACAAAAACGGAAGTAATGTTTTGCACCATATTCATCAATCATCCGGTGATCAATATCATTATGGTAAAGGTTTCCAAAGAATTGTGAGGAACGCAGTCCTTTGCTTATGCCATGCTTCCCGTTGGGATATAGTGCTTTGACAAAATTTTCAAGAATAGGCAATAAGACAGGGTCTCCGACATATCGCCTGATTGTGGAGATTAATATATCATGGTCGATACTGTCATAATATCCTTTATAATCGCTTTGATAATAATAGTGTATATTGGGGTTCTCTGCCAATGTATCCTGCACCTGATGGAACAAACCATGCGGTCCGCGTCCTTGTATGGATGCAGCCGTTGTTTCTATCAATAGGGGTGAAAGATGCTTTTCCAACGGCTCCATAATCGCATTGCTTCCAATACGCTCTATGACTGACGGGGCTTGCACAATTCTTACTTTCGGTCCGTCATCCACAGTAAACGACTTGAGGTTCTTTATACGGAATGTGCCGTTACCTATCTGTTCTTTCAGCTCATCAAGTATCTTATGCTTGTTTTTTACATAACGGGCCATTCTTGGTGAACATTCAATGCCATCTATTACAGCTATCTCTCTTTGCCGATTCCCGCTTCGGGTATCTGCACTTCTCAGATTTGCCATGACACGTTTGAATGACCTTTCCAAATTCTCATCGGATATAATCTCCGGTATGAGATTATATAACGGATAACAGACCGCAGGTGCAGCTACGGCCGGTTGGAATAAATCGTATATATCGCTGACCGCCTTCCGGTCTCGTGGGGAGTGGTCCAACCTCTCCCCACATGTGGTTAAAGATATGTTCCGGCTTTCCATTAATAAATATATATTATCATGCTGTTGCCGAGGCTCGAATCCCTCGGAGAATGGCGGTGGTAATCTCGTACCTGTGCAGGGTCTCCGATTAATTTAACCAACAGAATTTCAGACGCGCCCCGTAGTTCGTGTTCGAGTTCGATGAAGCGTTGTTCGCGTTCGCATAAGCGAGACCGCTGTTCGCATTCGAGTTGTTGCCGGACCGCAAAACACAACGGCGCGAGGGATTGTCCGCCTTTTATTTTTTTAAAGAGTTATGCTTCCTAAACCGGAAATACTCAAAGACGCCTTCATACCCATGGCCTTAAACACTCGCGCAATGGTGGAAAGGGTCAGATTACGTCCGCTTTCTATCTTGGATACTTGTGAACGCTGTACACCGATTTTTTGTGCCAATTCCTCTTGGGTCATGTTTTGGGATTTACGGGCTTTTTTTATGGCTTCCCCAATCAAAAATGATTGCAATTCAGCTTCATACTTATCTCTGTGCGGTGTACCGACCTCACCTATATGTTTATCCTTAACTTCATCAAGGGTATAAAATTTAATTGCTTCCATATACTTATTTTTTTGAGTTGAAATATAATATTCTGACGGCTTCCGCCTTGTTTATCTCTTTGCGTGGGGTCTTTTGTGTTTTCTTCACAAATCCATGCGTGGCAATGACCAACGTTTCCGCGTCGGTGTCCCAAAAAGCCAACAGACGATATTGAATACCTTTATACAGGGTGCGAAACTCCCAAATGTCAGTATCATCTAATTTCTTGAATAAATCTTTGTCCATATAACCATTGGCTACCTTATCTACATTATAGATAATTTTATCCTTAACGTCTTGGCGCAGAGTGTCAAGAAATGCATCGGCTTCACTCGACATTATTACTTTGAATCTCGTTTTCAATTCCATATCTTATATCATTCACAATGCAAATATAGTGAAAATGTTCTATATATGGAACGTTTTACAGACAAAAATACAACCATATAACAATTAGTTTCAAAAATCGACTCGCTTACGCGAGAAAAAGAAAGAGGGAGCAGCCTACGGCTCTCCCTCCAACGCTTTTTCGAAATCACGAGGTCCGCTCTATTCAATTATAACGAATTTTCCGCGAAAGGCCAGACGCGCCCCGTAGTACGTGCCCGAGCTCGACGAAGCGCTGCTCGCGCCCGCATAAGCGAGACCGCCGTGCGCATTCGAGTCGTGGCCGGACCGCAAAACACAACGGCCTCTGCTGCCACTTATCCAAAACCCTGCTGCATAATGTGTTACATACATACTTGTATCTCCCTTGTGTACTCTGCTGGGCAATACATCGCACTTGGCACCATGTACTATGCGCACGACACAATTTCCATTGGAAGCGTCAACTGTTTTAACAGTCCGTTCGGTTTTGTTTACGGGGTCATAAATATGCGCTGTATAATCTATTGGATATGAACTGTCGTTCTCCGTGCATTTTGCCTTGTAGAACGCTTCATAGCTCGGCACATTAAAAGCGATATAGTCCATCCATTCTGAATCACAACCCACATAATGCTTCAATCCAAGTATGGAGTTGAGCGTATTGCCGGTATTATTGCTGTCAGCCATGCCAATGGAATCCAGTTTATTCAGAATGCTGTCATGTCCGCCATTGCCCACAACCGACTGTTCGTTGGTTGTTCCGCTCAAAGCCCACCATAGATTGCTAATCTCTTTATGCTGTTCGTAATCCTGCAACTGATAGCCGACTCCACGTAAGCGGCAGATGTTTTGGAAATCCTTTGCCGTGTAATTCAAACCGCCGATAGGCATCTCAATAGGATTACCCTCACTGTCGTATTTCCATTCGTTAGATGTAACGGACGTTCCGTTGCCTTTCTTGGAACGTATATCACCGGAAAGGCTGCGTGGCATCTTCAAACCGTCAACGGTAATAGGATATACACCGACCAGACTGTCGTTGTCGCCAACCGTGTGTTCGGTCCATTCGGGTTCTATGGCTTCAATACTGCTGCTGTCTACAACAAGGCACTCTATGTCGCCAATGTCACGGAAAGAAGTGAAATAAAACCATTTTGCACCGTTAGGAATGTCACAGAACACATAATCACCGATGTTGAAGTCAAAATAGGTATGGCTTACAGACATGATGAACGTACTGAGCACACGGTTGTTTTCATCAGTGAACACGCCTCCAAGCCGGGCATGGTTCAGACCGGGCCATCTTACCTGCTTCATTCCTCTCACATCCATCTTGTAGCTATTCGTATTGGATGCGGTGGTTATGACATCCTCGCCTATGACTTCACCGACAACGGCATCAATCGCATACACTCCGGTATTTTCCATATATAGCAATTCCGACAACAGGGATTTTCTGCTATGCAATGCAGTTGAGAGCGGTTCGGTCTCTGTTATAGAAGGGAAAAAATACTTTACTTGATTCTTGTAGTCGTTCACTCCCTTGTACCAATGGTGCGGAGCATGCCAGAATATATCAAAGCCCTCTCCGGCGGTGTCCGTTATGTCAAAGCTGCTGCCGTTTTTCAGATAGTTGAAATCCGTATCGCTTAACTGCACGCCTTCCATCTGGTTTTTCTTCGTGTTGAACGAGCATTTATAGGCATGGCATCCTTTCTTGATGGCAAGGGTATGCCCGCTTGGAATATATGTGTTGCCATAATCCGCCCCCGTCTTGTTTTCGGGATTGCTATACTTCTCACACGAATCATTGTCTACCGTATCGCTGATTTTCACAATAGAGAACTGCGAATTATGAAGTTCAAGTTGGGGAAAATACCGGACAAGCTCTTCGATTTCGTTCTGCTCTATCAGTTCGACCAATATCCACCGTCCGGTTATTCCGCTACACTGTCCTTTTTCATCGTACGCATTACCATTCGCATCCAATCCTATAGCCCCACCGTTTTTTATGGAACGAAGCATTTCAACACTCGCCGTAGCATTTACGTTGGGAATACGGACGGTTTTCAATTCACTTGCATTGACCACCTGTTCCAACAGAGTCATCGTATCAATATACGGACATTCATTCACGAATATTTTTGTAACCTTACTGACACCACCAAGAGAAAGCCCGCCGGGATAAGTCAGATTAGGCAGATTGTTCAATACAAGTTCAGTGATAGTACCGGGCAGGGCAAGCGTACTTATCGGAGAAGTTTCAGCAAACGTTATTGCAGACAAAGAAGTATTATCGGCATGCACAGTCTCCATTCGTGGACACTTTGAGCAATTGACGGTTATAATTTCCGTGTTTCGAATATCCAATGTAGTGAGAAACGGCATGTCTCCTAAATCCAAATTGGTAAGAAATCCGGTGTTTCCGGGCGACATTTTCCATTCCTTATGATTTTCACTACCGAGATACAGTTCCTGTAGCAACGACATTTTTGAAAGAGTATTCCCGAATTGAGGGTCAATACTTACTTCACTTAAATCTATCATGCTCATACGGTCTGCCTGATATATGTACAGCATGATGTTTTCCCCATGCTGGAAATCTGTGAATGTACCGCTTTCCCCTGCCTTCAGAAAGATTCCCTGTGTAATGTTTCCACTATCGTTACCGATACCGAAATACCCACTCTTGGCCGCTTTAAATCTGATGACTGCACCTTCTTTTGCACCGATACGTCCACCAATATAACCGCTTTCCGCCTTGAAATCCCCACAGCGGTAGTATCCGTCACGGATGCGCCAGCGTTGTTCTATAAAAGCGGGAAGAGATGTCAGTCCCAGCCCTTGCAATGCATAGAAATAGAGGTCGTTATATCCTGTATATTTGATATACTTCCGTTCTCCGTCATAACTTGAAACAACTTTAGGCCATTTTTTCATTATCTGTTTTACAAAATAATAGTCAGCCCCCTTGGGAGAAAACGGTCCGGCACCGATTCCAAGTGTATCGGGAAGCGAACGCATCGTATCTGCTATTGCAGGCAAGGTAATTGTATTGGCATTTTGGTCTACATCCATAGTCTGCTGACCACGTATATCATTCCAAAGCACGCTTCCTCTTCCGGCGTATGCACTGTTTGTCAGGTCACCGGGGTCAACTTCCGGGTCAATGGTTTGCCCGCCGTCATTATCCTTACCGTTACAGGTATCACAGTCATAAACTTTATTAAGATACATTCTTCGTGCTTCCATACCGTTTGCTCCGCTATAAACACCGTCCTTGACGCTGCAGCCGTCTTCAAGGAAGAACATCGGTTGCATGTTTTTCGCCTGTTGGTCGACAGCGGCAAGATAATCGGTGAAAAGATAATAGGAAACCAATGAGTACGGATTGATGTATTTCCACATCTGTGTCTTCCAAATTTCCTGCCATTTCCCTGCGAGTTCTTCCTTGGCATAATCGCAACTATCACAGAATTTCAGGACTTGATAAAGGTCATAAGGAACTTTTCGTCCCATAGCCAAGTCTATCTGTAGCTGGTCATCGTCTATCATGCATTCAAAGTACCTTGTCCACATCGGATAAGTATCCTGTCCGAGTTTGAGTTTCGTTACCCACGAGGACTCTGCGGTAGTAGGTTCCATCATGTCTTCAACGCTGCCAACCCCTTGCCACCAGTTCATTCCATCATATGTGAGCAATTCGTAACCGCTTACCGGATTAAGGACCTTGCCTGTAATCTTCCACTTGCCGTTTTCCTGCTTCATTTCTCCGGCTTGTCGCATCCACTCTCCCCGTTCGTATGACATAAACCGGTAGTCCTGCCCGCAATATAGGGAAAGAAGATAAAGCTTTTCTTTATCGGTGGTAATATCATTCTTAAAACGTGTTTCTATCTGGTCGAGGCTTTCGCCATTTTGTCCGAAATATTCCACAAAATCTCCATAGTTCACGCAGCCTTTATTGTAACCGGGAGTATCTTTAAACCCAAGCGCAACCTGCTCTCCCTTATCCTCTTTCCAGTTTCCTTTTGCATGAAACCATGCATCTGTCAAGCTTTCCTGTGTAGCACGGAATGCGGCAATGGGATGATTGGCTGTCGAGTGATTCATTTCCAATCCCTTTAATGATATGTCACTCTTTGCCCAAGTTCCATCGAATGAACGCTGGGCAGGAGTCAGGTAATTACTTCCGAGTGCACGAAATGTGGCATTCATCAAACCGCACACACCGCAGTCGTTGGCATTGGAGCTGTCGGAATAATCCACTTTCACCGTTATTATTTTTACCGGAATAGAATCTTCGCCTACACGGACATAACCTATTTTCATCAGTTTATATGATATTTGAGCATCTTCACTGTCATAATCCGGATAAATAGGAGTTACCTCCCAACCATCATTCTTTTGAAGATAGAAACGGTCGTTCTTGATAGGCCGTTTTGCCGAAGTGGTTCCCTGCCTGCGCCATTGCACATTGATAGCCTTAAAACTTCTCCACGGCATAGTCGGATGATAATAGAATAACGTACATTTGAACTTCTTGCTTGTATCAATATCACCGTCAAACGTGTCAAAGGTTTGCTGGTCTGACACGACCACATAATAAGGTATGCCTTTTGCGGAAAGGGCTTCTATTGTCGGACGATTCTGTGTATCAAGCACATTCTCCGCTTCATACTCCTGTATCATTGCTGAAGTATCAGTCAACTTGCACAAATAGTTTCTAAAAGCTTGCGCCCATTCATAATGACTGTTGTAGGCAAGTACATAATACAAATACAAGTCTCCTTCCGTTCCGTCAAATGTTATGGTTTTTGAATTAAGGATAGCACCGCTATTACTGATATATCCTATACAGCCGACCTCTTCACCATTCAAATACAGTTTGATACAGGAATAATTGCTTCCCCCACGTGATACATAAATGGTAGATGGTTCTACAACTACGGCCATGGTAATTTTTTCACCTTGTCGGAATGAGCGTTCCACCAAAGCCGGTTGTCCGGTCTTGCAGTATATCGCAGCTTTATTTCCACAGACATAGAAACCGGCTCCGCTATCAGGGTCATAGCATTCTATCAGCTTTGAATCAGCTTCCTTGATATTTTTGGTGGCAAAGGCAAATTGGATGGCACATCCGCTCGTAGTTTCCACTGATGCGTTTCCAAAAGGATGGTAATCCAATATTTCAGCTGTTACATTTTCTGCAATACGCAAAGAACGCTCCTTAAGAAAGTCTACAAATCCGTTGCTTGACCAGTTTGCACCTCGTACATCCATTGTCACTCCGTTATGTGTGATAGTATGATCGCTCTCACTGTTGCTACGTGTAGAAAAATCATATCCGAACAAAGCACCGTCCTTGATCGCTATATCAATGGCACTCCCTTTTATCGTAACCTTGATTTCATTGGTGGATACACCGCCACTTTCGGCATGTACGGTAATACTTTGGCTTCCGTCCGTACTATATCCGCTTATCTGCTTGTTCACTGTAACCGTTTCGGCAATCATAGCTTCCACAGCTGTAACTTTCTCCTCGCTGTAGAAAACATCTACATGCGTTTCAGTTTTGCCGGGAGTATACGCAGCCACCTCTACGGTAAGGTTGTCATATAAACGTAACGTGCCGTTGTTCTTGTCATTGAACCTGATGGCGACGATGGGAGTATTACTGTTTTCGTCCACACACATGATAGCGGAATAGATGGTGTTTCCCTTTACTCCGGATTTCTTCTCCGTACCGTATATTCGTACAGGATATGCGCCATGCGAAAGTCTTTCTCCGCCACCGAATACATTTGTTGGATTGACAGAGATACCTTTGGTATAACTGTCGCTTACCGTTGCTTCACCAAGTTTCTTCCATTCTCCATTATAGAACATCTCCACTACTGCAAGAATGGATGAAGTGTTATTAGGGAATTTATAGAATTGTCCGATATTTTTTGCCGGACCACCTGCAACAAGGATAGTATCACTTGTGTAATTCAAAGCCATGGGTTGTTCTACGGTAATGTCCACAGCCATAATGGTAATGGCTTTTTTCTTGGTATTTCCATCCGAATCTGTAGCTTGCACAAAGAAGCTTTTGCTGGCGGCACTGCTGAAATAACTTGTGAAGTCAAGTTCAAACTTGTAATCAGTCGCACTTGCAGAGCCTACAGTGTTCATATCCTCACTGGATAATATCAGTCCGGTGCTTGCATCAATAATAGTGATGTTACGAATGACACCAAGCACCTCGTTACCGTCAGGATAGCTGACACTACGCAAAGCCACATTGATTTTTATCTCTGAGCCGAATGCCATAATAGGAGCGGCTTCCTCGAAGTAGATAGACAATGTACTATCCTCACTGGAGCCGCCACCACCTCCATTTTTGGGTATTTTAAGCACAATATCCTCTATCTGTCCGCCATTCAGGTTGGTGGCTTTGTAGTAAATGTAGTCTTCATCACTTTCTTCATCAAATCCGCCGATAGCTTTCTCCTGCATTATGTATGCCCCGCCTGTGGAAAGGGCATCTTTTCCTCCCTCTACCGGTTTGTCGGATGTTTCCACCTTGCTTCCGCCACTGCCGAATGCTACCCACGGTTTCAGATCATCAGGGCTGATGTCACTCTTATCGCGTGTGAACTGATAAGCAAGCCATACAGGTGCGCCATTTTTATCACTTTCCGCAGTCTTGAATGTAAGGACGATACCGCTTTTCAAATAAGAGAACCCGCTTTCTTTCTCAAGGTCAACAACAGCTTTTATGGCTGTTCCCAAAGTATATTCTCCATCTCCGCAAAGGTCGTTCACGTTGATGGTGTTGCCTACGTTTCCACCACCGGAAGTCCCGAAATCCGTCCAGTTGCTTTCTTTACTCCAATCAGAGGTATTTGTCCATTGTTTTGAAACCCATCCGGCTTCTGTAAGGAATATCAAGACAACACCCGGAATCTGCAAAGCAGAAGCATATTCAGAAGTCGCACACCTGTCAAGTGCTACGGAAAATGTTATCTCCCTATCTGAAAGGTCAAACAGATGGTTGACATTCACAACGCTACGCGATACGACTTGTTTATTGAGTGAAAGTATTGCCTTCTTGTTTTCTTCGACCTGCTTCATATCTTCCTGTAACTTCGCACCTTCATCACCGGGGAATGCAGTAGAGCTTGTATGTCCGAGAGCAAGGTCGGAGCCAATTGAAGTCAGTTGCTTACCGCTCCAACGATAACTTTTTCCATCTTCTTCACATAGAAAGACTTTGCCGGAAGAGGGTATTCGCCCGTTTGTACTTGCCGTACCGAAAACATCTGCATTCAACCAGTTGTTATAATAAGTAGCAGCCTCGGATTCTCCGATTGTCGGAACGTATGCAAGCACAAAGCAACCATGTTCCTTATCATATACAACTTTACAGCCCTCATCGTTGGAATTTTTGTCTATGGATTCATTTTTTACAGTAATGCCTACGGAAATGCCATAAAAATCTACCACGTCATCAATGTATCCGGGCAAGTGTCGGCTCGGTACTTTCCCTTGTTCGTCAAGAGGGGCGATTCCTCCGTTTTCACCTTTTGAATCTTTGAAAGAGTTCAGTTGGCTTCCAACTTCATTCGCCTTGTTGTTTGCCTTGTTTGCGGTATCCTTGGTTGTGTTTACTTGGTCTTGCAACGAGTTGACGCTATCACCAAGCGTGGTGAGGTTGGTGTCTTGCGCTTTGTTGCGGGCCTCTATATCCGTAATGTCGTCCTGCAGTTTGGTTATATCCTCTTGCAGTTTTTCTACGGCTTCGTTATACTGACCGCTGTCTATGGTCGGGTTTCCTCCACTCTGTCCGGTCGGAACCCATTCTCCGCCATCGCCCACATATATGGGAGCCGGTAAGGAAACACCCACAAGTGCCCACCATCCGTCATGTGGTAAAGGATAAGCCGCTTTCAGTTTTTCGATGGTTGTGAACAGTCCTTTGCTCACCCCCTTGATATTTTTTGCCTCAAGCCAGCCGTCCACCATTACGTTTCCTTTCAAGTGGGTCTTTCCCTGAACGGTCGCGTCACCACCTATCGCTGTATTGCGACCAACGGAGACATCACCGTCTATATGTTTTGATTCGTAACTCATATTAATACAGATTTAGCCAATTCGTTCAATGCGGCACTTTTTTCCGTATCGCCGAATGTCGTTAATACTAATGCAGCTATGGTATATATCACAGCATCATAACATTTCTCACAGATTTCTACCGCGCCATATTTGTCTATTTTCGGGTAAGGCAGATATACAGCACGGCTCACTTTCGCTTCTGTCGTTTTGCATGAATAAAATTCCATCACTCTTCCTTCCGGTCGTATGGATATGGCGCATACAGGCCGTTGACACGTTCCTCTTATGCCTTTAAATCGGGAAGACTGTTTTTCATATTCAGGGTCATCGGTGTTTATGGGATTAAATACCGCACGCTCCCAATCGTTCATTTGAAAAACGACAAAACGCATGAAATCTTCCGGCAGTAATATCCATCCGCTTTCATGCTCTTTCCAATATATGGCATCACCGAAGTTGTGTCCGCCGTCAAGCAAATAGGACGGTGCAGAGCTGTGCACACGCTTTACTGCTTCCAAAATCTTTGATGCAATGATGTCGTCAAGTGCAAGAGTGTCCACATCGCCTATAATCTTCAACGTATCGCTGTTCATGTTTTGGTCCAGGGCGGTGCGTACATCCTCCTGTATTTTGTTTTTCTGATATACAGCCATAAGTTCTTATCTTTATTCCAGACCTTCAAACTCAATTCCGTTTGCTGCTGCCTGCTCCATGATTGCCTTGGTCGAGCGCATGGAAGTGCGGCTGATACCGAAAGTGTCTGCAAGGTAATCTTTTGCACTTGCAATGTCGCTTACTTTGACTTTGCGAGATGTCGTATTGTTATCCCCTGCGTCTTCTTGCGGCATTTCGTCCTGTCTGCCGGTTTCGTTGTCAGGCGTGTCTTCACCATTGTGCGTACTTTCGGCATGAAGTTTTTCAGATGAACTGTTTTTAGACGCTTTTCCGGCTGTTTCTACTGTCTCGGATTGCCCGTGTACAGAATGAAGTTTGAACAGTTTGCCAAACTTGTAATGGTTCTCTACAGACTTTTGTATGTCCTCGTTGTCGGTAGTGAATACACTGCTTCCGTTTGACAATGGAACGAATGCGATATGCAGGTTCTTCTTGCTCGGAAGTACCACATTAATACTGATATTGGTATTCGCCTTGTAGGTTTTCGTAATCATATTCTTAAAAGTAAAAAGGGGACGGGACACCTTATCCCATCCCCGGTAATTAATAATTCTTTATGAACTCTTTATTATGCCGCATTTAAATCTTGGGCGGGTGCTTTAGCCAGTCTCATACGTGCATGTGCCTTTGCATAGCGCAGATACAGGCAGCTCACCTCTTGGATAACTACCGCATCGGTACGGCGGATACCGGCCTTTTGCAAGTCGAGTACGTTACGTGCCCAAGACACATGTGTTTTTTTGGAAAGATATTCCGGATCCATTGCAAAGCCGCAATCACTCATTCCGTTTACATCGAACAGTTCATGATGTATGGTCAATACTTCTCCGAAATCAGTATCCCAAGATTTAAATTTCAAGTTCCATACCTCCACGGTATCTTTCAAGCGGAATTTTTCACTCTTTATCTTGGAGAATGCAGAGAGCATATCACTTCCACAAAATAAAATCTTACGCTTGTTACCGATGCCGGTACCAACAAAAAGGTCTTTGGTAATATCCACAAGGTTTTCATCGGTAATTATGGCGCATTTCTTGTCAGTATCCCATTCGCCCACCTCGATGTCCTTTCCGGCCATCCACCAGATACCACCTGTAAACCAAGTGTTCATGCCGTCCTTTGCAATGTGCTTGATAACCTGCTTCACACCGAACAGATAAGTATTTTCCATTGCGAGGCGCATATCATATACACCGTCTTCTTCAATGTCTGAGAAATTCCAGTTCACTTCTTTGGCGGCAATCTTGTCAAAAGTTGATTGCTCTACCTGAATCATGAAGTTCTGACAATACTGGGTTTCAGGCATAGGGATATTATTGAATCGTCCTGTCTGAACATCCAATTCCCCACATGCTTTTCCCATGCGTACAAGCGTTGTTCCTTGTGGAATTTCCGGAACAAGAATCGGCTGTTTGCTTGAATCATCCATTTTGCCATTTACGGCATACACTGTAGGAAGATTTGTTGAGCTGTCCTTTCCGCACACACAAAGCACGAGGTCCGGAACGTTGCTGTCATCTTCCGTATATTTCGTTCCGTCCGGTTTGGTGATGGCACTGACACCGACTACCCTAATGGTATCATCCAACGTGAACATATTCAAATCATCTACCGGCAACGACACGCTCGCACCGCTGAGCATAGCTTCCAGCTTTTTGTTGGTACTGCATTTGATTTCACGTGTACCCACGCTGTAATACTTCACTTCAAATGAATTGGTGGAGCTTGATTTTGCATAACGGCTGATTTGGTCAATTGGAGTAGCCATCGGACGGATTTTCACGATGCGTTTGTCCACATCACTCAAATAGAAATTTGGGTCACCGGTTTCACGCCCTCCTGTTTCAGTGGAAATACCGTCTGTTCCACCCGTACCGTCCGCACCGGCTGTTGTTTTACCCGCATCAGGCAGGTTCGATGCTTCTGCCATCATGACACCGCTTGATGCACCCGTCACAAACGCCAATATCATCAGCGTAATGCGACAAAAGAAACTCATTGTTTTCTTCATTGCTCGAAATTTTAAAAGTTAAAAATGTAATTGGTTTATATTTATCTGTTTATCGCCTTGCGTTTTTCACCGCCACGCTCCCAAATGTTCTGTGTACCATCATAACGCCCGATTGCACCGAGGTCAGGCATCTGTCGTGAACCGCCACTGCCGCCACCGTTTTTACCGGCAAGGTCGGCTGTACCGTCATTTTTGCCTGCTTTGCGTAGTTTTTCTTCAATCTTGCTGTTGCGCCCCTTTACTTCACCCTCGTGTCCGGCAGCTTCCACATCGCTGTCGTGCCTGATTGCTTTTATGGCCATTTCTATACTTTCACGTGTAAACTTACCCATGATTCCGTCACGTACAATGCCTACAAGGAAATCCATTGCGCTGTCGATGTCCTCATCCGGCAGTCCTTCTTCCTGTTGCATGGTTTCAAGGGTGGTCAGGGTTTCGTCGAGGTTCTTCTGATACTCTCCCTCGTACTCTTTCTCTTGGGCGATTCGTTCCGCAAATTCCTTGTTGGCGGCTGCAAGTGCCTCCTGCTTTTCGGGGTCTTCAAGTGCGGCCTTGAAATCATCCCCGAATTTGCGTACCATACCGATGATAGGGTCTTCGCCTTTTCTCCAGTCAGTAAGGAAAGCGGCACTTTGCGGGTTGCTTGCAAACAGGTCGGACAGCGCTTTTTCACGTTCCTTGTAACCGGACAATTCCTTGTCGTAACCATCGTAATCGTCATTGATTTGACCGAATAACGCTTCATCATCGGCAAATTCTCTGTCCGGATACTTTGCTTTCAATCGCTCTGTGTATCGCTCGCGATTGCTCTTAACTTCCGTATTATTAGGCATAATTCAAAAATTTAATTTATAGTCAGATTCTACAAGACAAAAATAGGCAGGGAAAGCAGGATGTCATGTTTATCTTTTTACGCTCCTATTGGTAACTTTGGTACTATAACGGGAAGAAAAATGAAGCATAAAGGAGCAGTTATGGAATACTCTATGGAGCGTATGAACGACTTGATGAGAGCATACGATGAATACATTTCATCGTGTGATTATATCCGTATGCCTGAAGTGTATAAAGTAATTGTAAACATGCCGTCCCGGAGGTTTTGGGTCAGCGATATTCGTGCAGCATTGGTCGTTTCCGCCATGATGAGGGGTGAGAACGATTTAAGCGGTATGTGGCCGTTGAAGAAAGAAATGTATGAGGAAATTCATACAAGGGTTGTCGCTCTCAAATCAGAATACCCGGAACTTACCATTTCTGAGCTGTGTGCTAAAGTGATTGCTCAACCCGCACCGAAATTCTACCTCACGCCGGGTAGTGCCAAAATGATGATATGCAAGGCTAAAAAACGATGGATGCAAGAAAAGTTGAGAAGATTACGGCTCTCCTGATTTCTGCCATGATTGTGTGTTTGTCATTTTCAGGAGAATGGGATTGGCAAACTGTCGGCATTTACGCTGGAAGTAATATGCCAGGACGCTTGCTGTATCCGTTTTTCCATACGAATATGTTTCATGCCTTGCTCAATTCATGGTGTTTATTATCGATTATTTTCATTTACGATATTGGGATAGGAAGATTGCTGTCAGCCTATATGATTGCTGTTACAGTTCCAGTTGATACCCTTGGATATTTCACGACAATGGATTCGCCAACGGTAGGATTGTCCGGATTGGTTTTCGCCCTGTTTGGTTCAATATCGTTTGAGGTATTACGTAAACGGTATTATCAGTTATGGATGCTGTTTTACCTTGTGGCAGGCTTCCTGTTTCCGGGCATAAATGCCGTATTGCATCTTTGGTGTTATGTATTGGGACTCATCATGGCTCTGCTAAACAAGCCTGTTAAAATCATGCACCATGAAAGATAAGGCCATCAAGGACATATTGACAGAGAATGAACGCCGCAATGCGATTGTATATGCAAAGTTCAATCCAATTACCGGAGAAGGTTCTGTCGGTAAACGTGTAAAGTGTACCATCAGTGACTTTCCTATACATACCCAGTGGTTACCGGAACGTATCATGAAAGTACCGCTTGTACGCCAACTCGTCGAAGCCGGTTCTATTTCCAAATTCCTCACGGACTACATGGGCGTGGAAGACAATCAGGATGATCGCTTGAAGGTCATAGAGCAGTTTGTACGAATACGCAGCCGCGAGGATTTTCCGTTTTGGGCGGCAACATTTGTCTATATCAAGGCCAAAGGCGGTGGTGAGGATGTCCTGTTTCGTCTGACAAGACCTCAACGGCGTTTTGTGGATCGGCTTGAAAAATTGCGTATTGCAGGGAAACCGATACGCATCATCCTGCTTAAAGCACGGCAATGGGGTGGTTCCACCACTTCACAGCTTTATATGGCATGGTTGCAGTTGCTTCACAAAACCGGCTTAAACTCACTTATCATTGCACATCAGGGCGCAGGCTCCGATGAAATCAAGGATATGTTCGACCGGATGATTAAAAGTTATCCTGTCGAAATGCTCTATAAAATAGATGAAGCCTACAATGAGAACGAGCCGAAGATTGTAGGAGTGGGAAAATCGGGAAGTATATCGCGTATTCCGCAGCGTAACTGCAAAATCAAGATTGGTACGGCTGAACGCCCGGATTCGTGTCGTGGCGGTGATTACAATCTTGTACATCTCTCCGAAGTGGGAATATGGAAGGCTACGGAGGGAAAGAAACCGGAAGACATTGTGCGCTCCGCCTGTTCGGGTATTCTCCTCAAGCCCTACACCATGATTGTTTATGAAAGCACAGCAAATGGCACCGGGAACTTCTTTCATCGCGAATATACTGCCGCAAAAGAAGGGAAATCCCAGTTCGAGGCAATGTTCGTTTCATGGTTCGACATCGAGCAATATACACTCGCTTTTGATTCGGACAAAGAAAAATGGGGTTTTGCAGAATGGCTTTATCAGAATCGGGACAATGAAAATACAGATTCCGAACGTGAGGAATGCGGTAAGTATCTTTGGTCGCTGTGGGAAAAAGGTGCTACGCTCGAAGCTATCCATTGGTACATAGCCGAACGCAGGAAGTACAATGACCATGGGCAGATGGCTGCCGAATTTCCGTCTGATGATGTGGAAGCCTTCGTACATTCGGGAGCACGTGTGTTCGATAAATACAAGGTCGATGCAATGCGTAAGACCTGCAAGAAACCTAAATATGTCGGTGAAGTCTGTGCCGATGCGGATGAGGGCAAGAACGCTTTGCAGAACTTGCGCTTTGTGAAAGACAAACAGGGATTGTTGCATATTTGGGAGTTGCCGGAAACAGATGAAAAGGAAGTTATTACAAATCGTTACCTCACGATTGTCGATGTGGGTGGACGTTCCAATAAAGCAGACTTCTCTGTTGTTCTTGTGCTTGACCGTCTGTTTATGATTGATGGTGGCAAGCCTGTCGTAGTGGCACAATGGTACGGACATTGCGACATCGACCAGCTTGCGTGGAAAGCGGCACAAATAGCGGCTTTTTATGACAATTCACTCTTGGTGATAGAAAGCAACACCTTGGAAACGCATGACAAGGAACGGCAGGTAGATGGCGACCAGTCACAGTTCATCCTTAATCAAATCAAAGAGATTTACCCTAATCTCTATGCACGTGGTCAGTCCGAAGAAGCCGTACGCGAGGGATTGCCTACCAAATACGGCTTCCATACCAATGTCTCAACCAAACCAATGATTATATCAACCTTAGTCAAGGTTATTCGTGAGAATTTATACACAGAACGTGACGAACGTTGCCTGGACGAATATTTGTGTTACGAGAAAAAACCGAACGGAGCTTTCGGAGCGATTACCGGTAAACATGATGACTTGCTAATGACAAGAGCCATAGGCTTGCATATATGTTTCTTTGAAATGGAAATTCCAAAGATTGTGCTTCGTATCGGACGATTTGTTGTCAAAAAGAAAAAAGCTGTTTCAGCAGCTACAATATAAGTTTAACTATAAAAACAAGGAACAATGAACATTTTCAGAAAAATCAGAGCTTCGCTTCGTTTACGTGAAGCAGTCAGACAGGCAGACGAAAAACACAAAGAAACTGGAGAACGTTACTACGTTATGCCTGCCGGTGGGAAAAAAGGTCAACTTATCATTATGGATAGAAAGAATTTCCGTAAGTTGAAACAGAAAGGCTACATCAATCATAATACGTTTGTGGGCGACCTTGAACGCGAATGCTTCTACTGCACGACTTATGGAAACGGTTCAGCTATGCTTCCTTCTGCTGTTATTGCATTGAAACGAAAACAGTATTTCTCATGGCTTGATTCATTTTCAAATACCAAAGAGAATGGGAAAGTACGGAAATATTGATGGCATTGCCACACTTACCAATGACCCGCTCGCACTTGACAATATCAACAAGTTTAACATCGGAGACCGGGTGATGTGCAATGATAACGGTGTCATTGGTACGGTCAAGAAATTGGATATTCCGAACGAAGCCTGTGTCGTGGATTTCGACAATGGGGAGGAAGATGTCTGGATAGAAAATTTTCAGCTGTCCAAAGAATAATAGACATGAGGGTGTACCAATTGGAGAAGATATTTGGCACACCCTCATACTTTATCTGCTAAACATGGGCTTGTTTGATTCTTTTCTCGTTGCCTCTTGACCAAATGTCATCTTCGGTTTGGCCATATGTCGCAAGTTGCTCTATTTCTCTCTTTTGTTGTTCCTGCCAAGGCTCAAATTCTATAATATCTCTCATAAGCCATGAATCCCACCTTCCTCTGAAACAGATACCCCGGTCATCAAGGTACACATCGGCAATGATTTTTCCGCTTGCATGTTCCGGTTGATTCGGGTTCTCGTTTATATGGTCGTATGAAATATTGTTTTCTTCCAACCACTTTTCTAATTTTTCAGTTTTCTTGCGTGTCGTAAATATGATGATAGTCCACCCGTTTTTCTTTAGGGTGGCTGTACCTGTATCTGCGTTCGGTATTATCTGCCCGAATACATCTTCACCCTGCCAACCTTTGCTGTAGTCATGTATGACACCGTCAAAGTCTATACAAATAGTTTTCTGTTCCATGATGTCGTTAAATTAAAATTATTACCTCATTGCATTGTTCAGTTTGTTCACGGCCTGCATATTCGCTCCTTGCTGCGCTTGCGCCATCAGTTCGGGAGAAAGACCGTCGGGCACTTTGCCCTGCTCCAACTGTTCCTTCTGTGATTTGATACTTTGCAACAATTCATCTGCAAACGGGAAATCTCCATGCTCAAGCAGCTGCTCTACACTGATTGCCTGAGACTGGTACAACTGCATAAGCATATCGTTAGCAAGATGCCTGTATGCCGGTGTTGAAGTGCTTTCGGTAATGCTTAAATCAAATTCTACATCACGTATTTTCTTCGGGTCATATTCGATTTGTGCACCACTCTTACCTGCAATATTGAAAACACGTTTGCTATCATAAAACTGCTGCATATTCTTCACATCCTTATATGCTCCGTCCACTACAAAACAACTGAAGCATTCAAGCAGGTCGAGCAATGACTTCGTGGCGTTTTCTGTCTGTTGGTTATAGTGCGATGCACTTTCACCGGAATACCCGGGCTTTCCTTGTAATGCGCCCGTAACTCCCGATATATCTTCAAAAAATTTGAGTTGCATATTAAGCAGTTCCGCAATGCCTATATTTGTGGAATTATTGGCCACCTGTTCCGGCACTTTTCCGCTTTTGCTCGGCTTGTATACGATGACACCGTTAAATTCTGTCCAGCTCTCTGCAATATCGTCAATGCTCACACCATCAGGCAAGCAATCTTCGGGCATCATCAGCACGCCTTTGGCACTCGCCCGCATTATCCAGTCATAGAGGGTTATCAATCGGTTGGTATATCGCTGTTGGTCGATTACATCAGCAACGAATGAATGGATTTCACCATCAATGAACGGATATGCCTTGAAAACATATGGATGGCTTCCATGCTCGTAAGGCGTTTCCCCCTCCCTCAATATGTCGCCAAAAGGAGAAAGGTAATAGAAATACCAATAATCGTCCACAAACCAAGTAGCTTTTATCAACGGAACCTCATCTTCCGGCATACCGGCTTCCTTGGCCATACGCATACGTTCTTCATTTTCAGTAAGCACCACTTGTGCGTAATCTTCTTCGTCTATTTTGAAAATATCGCCGTTTTGGTAGTCATGGCAACGGTATCTCGGTTTTTGCTCCTTGCGCCATATCTCTATCACACGGCATCGTCCTGGTTCGCTTGTGAATAGAAAATCGTAGTTTTCCAAGCGGCTATACCCGAAACGCTCCGCGTATGTGGCTATGTAATCTTTCCTTGCCGCCCACTTGTAAATGTCACGCAATTGTCTGTATTCCTGCGGACTTGATGCGAACTGTTCACACAACTGTCCGAAAGAAATGTCGTGAACTTCTCCAAGCACGGAAACATCCCAACCTCTGAAATCTCTCATGTTGTTGTCGATAAAGAAATTATTGGGTTGCACATAGTCCGTCCAACAATCCTCTTTTCCATTACGCCAACCGTACGATTTACGGTGAACGATAAAACCGCTTATCAGGAACTCTTCCATAGTTCGGGCATATACATCGTTCATTCGGTTAAGCTGCATGTTGCATTGAAGTATCGTACTCATCGTTTCACCAAGTTTCTGTTCATCCCGATCACGTGCGGTACAGGTCGGTTCTTTACTTTGGCTTCGATACACGCCAAGCACGCTTCGCACAAGCCTACGGATAAGGTTGTTTTTCAAAGGCACGTTGCCTTGACTTTTAATGTATTCTTCCTCGCTCATGGATTTTCCGTCCACACAAATCATATCGTCCCATTGGAAACCATAGGTATAGCGTTTGTTTCGCTCCCGGTCTTTCCGAAAGTCGTCCATCTGGCTCCAATAGTATTGTGCTTCCATAAGAATGTCAAATGCCCTGCGGTCACCATAACGTTTTGCAGAAACAACAGTATCTATCTCGGCGGCATCATTTCTTCCCGGAGCTATACGGCTCATTGGCAGCAATTTTCTTTCGCTTTTATTTATATGCATATTTTTATCATTTTAATGATTGCGCGGAACAAATATACTGCTCCGGGCAATCATCCTATGTTTAACTATTTACGGGTCTCTAATTCTTCCAACTTGCCAAGCATTTCAACTTTCAAGTTCATTATCATGGTTTCTACCTCCTCACGCTGGGTTGGGTCAATAAGTTTTAGAGCATTGCTTGCTTTTTGTATAGCATTATAATAGCCTTTAACCAAAGCGTAGCGTTTGAATACCTCGGAATTGATAAGTTCATCTATCTTTTCAGCATACTCGATGTTACCCATTCTGACCTGATTCTTGTATCCGCTTAGAGAATGCTGGACACCTTCCATTTCATCAACTGCATCATAATACTCACGGTTGACTTGACTGCCTGTTGTCCGCTCGTCTGCTGTTTGATAGAAACTGCTTATGACAGGTACATTACGCCATTCCCGCAAATCTTCATTCCACAGCATTTCCAATGTCTTTTGGGTCTTGTTCAGCGTTTTGCCGACACCTCCGAGATAACTTTCAAACAGATGTTCAATCAATGCAGGATTATTTAGGCTGACTTTTCCCAAAAGTGGCTTGTCAATCCAACCCTTATCAACATTGTTTCCTCCTGTTATCTCGTTCAACCACCTTGTTCCGTCAACAAGCCAAGGGGCGGTACTCTTGTACGCCTTTGTCCACTCTGGATCCATTTCGTTCCACGTGTGTTTACGGTAAATAGGTTTACCAAAATAATCCGTATTGGCTATAATCTGTGCAAATGGTTGTCCTATAGTCGGTGTAAGGCTTACTGCGACATTGCCTCCGTTTCCTGTCAGGTCAATAGGAAGCATGGACGAGAATCCGGTTGCTGCCTTGCTTAAACCGTCTTCAACATTTTCCTTTCCGGCAAGGACTGAATATGCTATTTCTCCCATACTGTAGAAAGGTCTCATTTCGTGTGGTAATGGAAGCGTCATATATCCGTTTTCACTCCAAGGTACATAAAGGACGAGGTTGTTCCTGCGTACCCATTCCGGCAAATCCCAATAACTGTTGTCATCGTCATCTCCACCAAGCAGAGCCTGTATAGCCAAGTTCATCATTGGGACAAGGAAGCCTGCCGATGAGAACAGGGTTAATGCCATAGTGGTTTTGGCAGGGTGTTTTTCCATAAGTTTACCGAAGTTCGCTACACTCTGAATGGCTGCATTGAAGAAGATGTAACTGAAGTTCATGACACTTGCACCCAGTCCGCCACTTCCTTTCTTGTTGAAGTTGACGGTAATCTCTTTCGCATCATATATAGAGTGTGCCACATCTCTGCCCATTTGGCGGCTTGTCATATACACCATGAAGCGTGTCGTGTCCTCCGCGCTTCTATTCAGAAACTCCACGCTATCCCACAATCCGTTCCATGCTTTTTGGGTCATGGAACTTTTGCCTTCTGCCTCTTTTACGAAACGCTTGATGTTTCGTTTATAGTCTTCAACTGTATTCAGTTGGGTAAATCCTGTTTCGCCTCCATTACGGATAAACTCGTCAAAATAACGTTCCAAATCGTTATTCCTATCAAGCCTGCCGTTTTTATATTTTACAAGCAGACGTGGTAGTTGAGTCTTAACCAGGCATTCTGTTACATTCTTGTTATACTTGGCTGTATATGCAGCGTTTTCTTTAATGGCTACTGCCGTACCTGCCCAAATGATGTCTCTTGACAGGTTACTCACGACAAAGGCAGGGTTCATTGAAGTAAATGCTCTTGCCATAAGATTCTTCACCGCTTTTGCAGCCTTGTACAGACTGCTGTCGTTTACATCTGGGTTGGTCAATCCGTTGATGGCTTGTGCCGCTCTTGGATTGCCATTGATATAAAGGCAATATTCCTTTCCGGCTCTTTTTACTCTTACAACGTGTTCCTGACCTTCACGTTTCGTAATATGCATACTTAGTTTCAGCCCGTCCTTCTTTTTCGTGGCATTATCTCCGAGGGATTCCATTTCCTGCTCGAACTGTTCGACAATGGAAGCCACCTCGTCACCTGTCGCATCTTCCGGGATTACAGGGTTTCTTGCTTCCCATTCACCGGTGGCATTGTCAAGCACATACCATTGTTCGCTAACGCTTACAAGGTCATTCGGATTGTTGAGAATGAAGTTCAGAAATTTCTGCTTCATCAGATTCCTGTTTCCTTGAACGATGCTGCTTTCCGCCATGAATCCAATGGTGGCCAACGGGTCGTCAGCCAGACTTGTACGTCCTTCCGCTGTCTTCAATGTCGGAGAAAGCATCAGACGGTTGCTTGTCATATATTCGTATTCGTTGGAAGCGACTTCGCAATCCCAACCTCTTAATGGCACATAATATTTGAACATTCCACAAATTTTGTCATAAGTAGATTTGCTCATCAAGCCACTATTGTAACTTTTGCGTAACGTTTCTTTGGTCGCAGCGTTGATTTTATCCCACAATTCGGACACACTGTATTTGTTCTCGAACTCATCAACTATCATTTGTGCAGCCTCGGTGAAATTATCTTTATCACCGGTCAATTCAGTCAAACCCGAATAATCACGTGCAATAGTACCGTCCCAAGTGTCACCATCCTGTTCTGCATCTCGTTTGGAGAATTCCTCATTACGCTCCAGACCATGCTTTGCTATGATGTACGACTTCAACTCTTCATAAGATGCACCTGATTTGATAAGTTTCTGAATAACTTTCATCAGAGGTTTATAGAAATCCCTTTCATATATCTCCGCTTGCGACTTGTTTTCTGCCGACATTCTGTTTTCTGCAATATAGGCATTTTCAAACGAATGAATTGGATTCCCTGTTTCTTCTGAAATCATGTCCTGCAATGCTTTCAATGCGGACATACTGTCTTGATACGACTCTTTCAGTCTGTACAGGAGATTTTCTTTCCATTTGACACTTCTGCTTTTATTGGGTGTACGGACTTTCCTGTCATAGCGTTTCCTTAAAGAGTCGCCGTCACGGTATAGTGCATCATCACTTTCTGCAACAGTCTGATGATTTGGGTCGGAAACCGCATAATTTCCGACTTTCAGTTCATACTGCTTTGCCACATCAGCGGCTTCTCCCAATATGTTTCTGTATCTGCCCGGTTCCGCAAGGTTCTCGTAACTGCGCCACAAGATGTAGCGAAGTTCGTTGTCCGATAGAGTAACCCCTCTGAAATCCTCAAAGCCTATCTTATGAAGCATATTCAAGAAGAAATCCTTTATCTGTTGCCACCAACTTGCGTTGATGTTCTCAAATTCAGTATCTTCTGCAAGCGAAGCAAGATATTCTTCGGTAGCCTTATGGAAATCCCAACCGTTTTTTGCAGCCATATCTACAATGCGTCTGCATATGTTCTCATCGGCATTGTTGAATACATTATCAAGGAATGTATCAAAATGTTCTCCGAACAACTGGCGCAAACCATAGTGCGCCACAGCCTCATGCAGCAGTGTCTGTTCAACATCAAACGTACTTGTATGGTTGGGAATGACAATGGTTATCTTCCCTGTACTCTTCGAGTAGAAGCCTTTTGCACGCTGCTTCTTTCCATCCAATGTTGAGGTATCGGTAATAATATCTACATTGTCAAGATGTAGTTTCTTAGCAAGGTTCTTCACACGTTCAAACATTCTTTGCCGTTCACGCTCGGCAAACTCCCTCTGTTGTTTGACTGTTCTTCTTGTCTTGCCCTGCATTTTTGCAGCCGGGTCGTTCTCATAGCTCAATCTCTCATCGGTATATACCCCTTCACCTTCGCGCAGATTTTCCCTTTCAACACTTGGATTCTCAAAACTTTCCACTATCTTTGTAACAGAATCCAAATCCAAGTAGTCCACGTCAGCGAGAATCGTTCGCTGTTGGTCTATTAGGTTTTGGATTCTTTCTTTATCCACATACAACAACTTTTCTTGAGTTATCCAATTCAACCATTCGGCATTATCTTTAGGAAATACATTCCTGATGCTGTTTATTTCCAAAGTCTTTCCTCCAACAGTCGGGTTCAATGACATACCCACAACAAAATTTTTATCGTTGCTTGATAACTCAACAATAATATTTTGTCCTTTCGACTTGTCACCATAGGCAAATACAGCTATTGGGCTTTGAAGAGCAACTACTAAATCCTTGATTTCTTCAAGTCCATAGTTGTGACCGAATCGGGTAGCCTTGTCTATCAGCCTTGTCGAATTGAGCTGTATCGGGAGATTCGGCACACCGGTACCTAATAACACATTACCGGGATTACCTAACTGATAGATATGTCCTTTGGGTAACGTACCGTCAATTTGCTGCTGTAATTCTTCGTTGAACTGTTCGTTGATAGACTCTATTAACTCATCGCTTCTATATAGCATATTATCCCCGGATTTCTTTTCAATATACCGTTGCATCTCATCCTCTGTCATTCCGGCAAGTTTGCAAGCAAGCTCTTTCATCTCACCGTATGCAGCCTCCTGCGTCTCTCTTCCATCTCGAACAGCGTAATCATAGTTGCTCTTGAATCTTCTGTATTGGTCTGCAAGATAATCGGTCAGTGCCTTTCCCGTCTTGTCCTTCCATTCCAAACCACCCCAGACACCGCGCCCTGAAACACTGATACCGTCCTCCGTCAAGTTTACGTAATTGATACCCTTGACAGTACGTAATTCACGTGCCGTTGGTGCAGCTTTCTTCTTCAATTTCGCTTTATGGTCTATCGTGCGCTCCGGCACGTCAATGTTCCGTATCTCCTCGAAGAAGTCCTCTATCTTCTCATAGTGGTCTCCACTCAAATCCATATGTACAGCACGGAATGCCGCATCCTGACGTAAGATTTCATTCGTCACCTTGTCGATAACCACCACGCGGCAGTTTACGCTCGTACCGGCACGTTCAAACGTGATATCGGGCAAACCTATTTCAGCGGTCAGCACTGCATCCTTCTGCTCTTCATACCATTTATCGAACTTTTTGTCTGTTGAACCTCTCGGAATGATAGCTACGATACGTCCGCCCTCTTCCAGATGTTGGAATGCTTTCGCTACATGGTCAACGGCAAGCCTGCCACCTGCTCCGAAAGGTGGGTTCATCAATACTACATCGTGCTTGTTCACCACGTTGTAATCCTCAAAGACAGTATTCTCGAATTTCCGCCCGTTTCCTCCGGCTTTTATCTGTAGTTTACTGAACAAACTTTGAGAGGGTTCTATAGCAGTCAACGGGTTTTCTCTTGGCACATATCTGGCTATCGCTCCATGGCCAGCGCTCGGTTCAAGCACACTTTCGCCCTCGCCAATACGCCCCCATTGGTTCATCATGAAGCCCAGGGGTTCGGGGGTAGGATAATAATCCGTTCCTTCGCGGCTGTCTCTTTTACCCGTAAGTTTCTGGTTGGTGTAATAATCCAACACAGTACCGTCAAAAGCATCCGTCTCCGTATGGCTCGGAGTATCAAACTCCTTACCGCCCACACCTTGGTTGTCAATATCCACATTTCCGCTGTGCTCTTCCACACCGCGGGCGAAACTCTCACGCAAGTTACGCGCCTGTGAGCCAAGCGCAAGATTCTCTGTCGTGCTCACCTGCTGGTTGAATTTCTGCCCGAACAGCATAAGCTCTGTGTTCAATCCCAACAAGGGATATTCAAAGATAGCGTTACTCTTGTTACCGATACGATAAATACGCCCTTCTATCTGCAAAGCAGTAATCGGGCTTTGTGGTAAGGCCAATGTCACCAGCACTCGCTGATGCTGTCCAGTGGTGTCATGCAGACTGATACCTTCCTTTCCGCTATCTTCCTGTATAACGATGACATTTTTGCCGGATGCATCATTGTTGAGGTCTTCTACGGCTTTGTCCTTTATCTTCTTGCTCTCCTTGCCACTGAAGAAAAGCACATTGTTTTTCCCGAAAGCATCTGCCAACTGTTCTCTCGGCATACGGAGGTCAAGTGTTTGCTCCCATTCCAGTATACCGGCATATTTCCTGCGAAGCCTTGCAATCTCCTTCTTGTTCTCTGCTTTTTTCGTGGCATCATATTCTTCCTTCAACGATTGTACAGCCACATCGAATATGGTTTTGAATGGTGGAACAAGCGGGTTCTTGCTCTCCACACGACGATGGAATATCACTGCTTTCCGTCCGCGTGCAAAATGTTCTTTCAGGCGGGGAATGATTTGCGTCACCTTCATACTCTCGAACAATGCACTGGTGTAATTATAATCACCCATCACTTCATGATAGGCGTACGATGTTGCTTTATTTCGTGACAGTTCCTCCATGGCGTTGTTGAATTCTTCCGCCTTGTTAAGCGTCACAGTGGGGAAGTCTCTCGAATAGTCAAACGGACTGTCAATGATACGTCCGCTCATCGTCTGTAACGTGTGTTGCAGGTAATTACTGAACTCCACTTCCTGCTTCGATACCGCTTCCGGATTACTTCCGCTGCTTTCCAAGCGGTGATAACGCCATTTGTACCCTGCCCCGAAATGTTCGAGGTAAAACTGTGAACGGGGACTTTGTGTGGAATAACCGTCTTGTTTCTCCTTTTCCGGATAAGAAAAGATATATCCCTCCACGTAATCAAGGTTCTCACGCGTATTGAAAGGAGTCGCACTCAAGAAAACTACTTTTGTATGTTTTACGTTCTCTTTGGCTTGTCGTTCCAATTCGGGCTTCACCTCTTTGGCGTATTTTGCATCTAAAGAAAGACATTCATTCCGTAGCTTGGCAAGTTCGGGGAATTTCTGTTCCATGCCCTGAGTCCAATTGCCATTAAACACAGGCGGCAGTTCGCCTCTTTGTCCAAGCGTCAGTTCATTGGTTGTGCCGCTCTCTTTTTCTATACGTTTTATGATTGCATCGCGCTGGGTGCTAAACTCTTCGTTCTTGGCATTAAGCTCGTTCCATGTCGGATTGATATCTTGTAGTCGAAGGAAGGCGAATTGCTCGTTACGGTTACTCAACTTGTAATGCTGCATCGATCCTGTAGTTCCGACACCGCCCTTATTCTCCAACAATCGGTGGCTCTCGTCATACACAATCAGGTCAAACAGGTCTTCAAGTAACGCCTTGTTTTGCCTGAAGTTGGCATAAGTCGTTATCACTGCGCCTTCGCCTTTCTCGGTAATGGCGGTCGTGTCGTCCTTTCTCGCCTTGGCCGTCTTGTCAAGGTCGTTCAGTTCGATATCAAGGTTGGCCGCATCCTCTATCCAGTCTTTCACCTTAGTCTGCGAAGGAGTAAGGATAAGGATACGTCCTTTACCCTGCTTGATGAAACGCTTCACAATACCCAGTCCGGTGTAGGTCTTCCCCGTTCCCGTTCCGTTGGTGAACATATAGCCCTTGCCAAAAGCGTGGTCTCTGTCGTTGTGGCTCTCGTCAAAGAACTGCGTCTCCGCTTTCAGCACGTCATCCTGCTGCTGCGGCAACAGGAAAGGAAGTGTCTCCACGATATTTTCGCGGTCACATGTCTTCACGGGGATAGGTTCGGCTGCCCGTTGCGCTTTGCGCTTCTCTTCCAGCGATTCACCCACCTTCTTCCGAAGTTCAACCTTGCCGATGATGCCAGCCCACTCCTCAACGGTATGCACCTCACCGTCCATGGGAAGCTTGCTCTTCCACATTTCTTTGATGAACGCATCTATTTCGTTCTCGCCAAGTCCTGCATCTTTTAGTTTGCTGCCGAGCGCCTCGCGCATCCGTTTTGCCCATTCGGCAAAATTGTGCGCGCCTTTCTTTATATATGCATAACCAACCTTTGCCCCGGCTGAAACCAACTGCGGCAACACTTCCATCTGTCGGCTGTTCATGCCGACAAGGCTCATACTAAGTTCTTCCCGTCCAGCACGGTTGAACTCGTCAAGCACGCTGTCGAACTCCTTCAGCGCGTCGGCAAGTTCTTTGTCGAGCGGGTCGTTGAGGTCTAATCCTCTATCATTCTTTGCATTTCTTGCTGTGTCAGCCTGTACTCCCCGCTTACTATTTTTTCGAGAAGTTGTACTGCTCTTTCGTCCTGTTCTTCCTCCGACATTGCGTCCCTCCCCGCTACGTACACTGCTTCCTGAATGCACGTCACCCCGGGAATCACCAGGTTGTAGTACGGATTCTCGAACAGGAAGTGTCTCACTGCCTCCATTTCCATTGCCGGTAGCATCGCTTCGCGCGTCAGACGGGTCAGCATGTAGTGGTCCTCCCTCTGCGGGAACTCCTTCTTCACCAGTTTCTCTATCCAGTCGTGCATTCGAGTTTCCACTTTGTCCTCTATCTCGAACGTCCACTCGCTGCTCGTTTCCAAGAGCGGGTGTATCCAGCTGTGCGCTGTCGGTTGCGCCGCTATCTGCGGCAGCAGTTCTGTTGGGATACCTAACATCTTCGTAAACTTTTAAATAGGATATACTTTGTATCATGCCCTGGTTACCGTCAAGATAATCCAAAGCGTTTGCTTTCAATACTTCGTCAGTGGAAGCACTCTCTATCTCCTCACGTGTTAGCGGTCGTTTTCCGGCTTCCGCCATGCGTGCGTCACCGTTCATCCGCTTCCAGTGTTCCAAAGATACGGGTTCTTTTCCGGCTTCTTCCGCCTTTCGTGCGTTTTCTTTGGATGCTCTCCGTTTTTCTTCCTCTTCTTTGGCAATACGTTCCGCCATTTGGAATATGTCTTCACCGGCTTGCGGAGTGTTTTCTACAGCATTCTCCGAATCTTCAGATTGAGTGACAGAAAGGGCTGCATCCTCTTTCGGGATTACGGCATCCACCAACTGTTTAGCATCATCTTCGCTACGCATCAAGAAGCCCCTCTGTTTTGCGTCATACCATCCTTTAAGGCTCTTGGCAAATGCATTGGCACTTCTGAACTCATCCTTAGACAGTTCCATGCCAAACTTCACTATCTGCATATCCAATACTTTACCCCTCTTTGTGGTGTACTGTGCCGGAGCAATGGTGTAAGGAACATTGTCTTGAGTATTCTTCTGTGGTGCGTTCTGTCCCTCCACGGTCTTGACACTCTTGTACTCTGCAAATGGCTTGGTCTTGCGATGGCTGCTCTCTATCCATTTCTCGAAATCCTCCAAGTTTACGGCAGTTACCACTGTCTTGTGATTATTTGCCCAGTCGCTGTCATAATTCGCGAAGTAAGCTGCCTCGGCATCGTCAGTCTCATTGAAACCAAGCATTACCTTATGCTCATCAAAGCTGCCGTCCTCATTATACTGGTCCACCACGAACACCCTGCGTCCGTTCCACCCGTCAATATCATCAGAGAGGAACACGTCTATGTGGTCTCCATCCACGCCCTCCGTGCCACGAATGTAGCCGTAGGTGTTCTGCATGATCGTTTCCCACTTGTTGCCCTCTGTGTCTATTCCACTACGAACGGATCCTTTCGGGTTCTCAATGGTGATATTGAATGTACCAACCTGCACATGACCTTTCTTATAATTGCCTGCTTCTTTCTGTTTCTCCGTAGGAGTAGTATCGGTTTCTTTCTCTGCCACTGCAACAGCATTGGCTAAAGACAAAGATGCATCAATATAATTAAGAACATCCAATAAATCTCCGAATGTTTGACCGTCATACTCATAAGCGCTACCTATATAATTACCTTTCGTATCAGGTGCATCAACTTTTATAACTTTATGAGTACCATCAACAATAATTGTCTGTTTATAAGTATCGCCATACTTTCCGCTTTCAATCCAATCATCTTCTTGAACTTCAATACGTCTTGCTATTTTTGCACTAAGTTGATTGTCAGTATCATCAGAAAACAGCATTTCTTCTTGTGATAAAGAAGATTCTATTTCGCTTTGTCCACCAATGCTTTCAGTTCTTCCTGTATCATCAGTTGTCCCATTTCTGTTCTCAACTCGTTCTCTTGGCGCAAGAGTTCCATTGCTTCCTTGCTGCCCTCGTTGGCTTGTTGCAGTATCGCCAACCAATACATTGCTTCGTTGTTGTCCATTGTAATCTAAATTAAATGTTTCTTTAATAGCCTGTACGAGCGTCCGAGGGGTATTGTCCGGTTGTTCGAACAGAGTTTCTTCCTGTGTACCTTGTATAAGGTCATAAATCTTGCCGAATGTATTTTGAATGAAGCTTTGGCTTTCACCTTTATACATTGCGGCCAAATGCAGGACAAAGTTACTGAAATTATCAGCAGGGAGATAACTTTCCCCAGTGACATCATCCATTTGATACTGGCGTTTCCAACTTTCTACGGCAGTACGTGCTTCCTTGAAGTTCTTTGCCTCTGCAAACATTTTATCTTGGGACAAAGCATAGTAAGCACGAACGGAATTCTGTATCTCATCTACCATTCGTTCACTGTTCGGACTATCATAATCACGAAAAGCAGTGGCAAGAATAGCTTTTTGTGCTTTTACCGGCAATACGTTGAACATTTCCTCCAACCGGGTACTACCGTCCTTGAAAATGCTTTGATACATGATACCACGCAAATCATTCTTGGATTCGGGAGTCAAGTTACCCTTGCTGTCAAACGCACTCTTGTATTGTGTGGGGGTAATGAAACCTCTTTGACTCATCCATTTCAAAACATTTGCACCATTGGAATCCACAAGTCCGGCAAATGACATTTCATCATCCGAAGTCCTAAGCAGCAAGTTAGCAAACGAACGCATTTCGGCTCCCATGCGCTGTAAGGCGTTTTTAGGTTTGATGCGTTCAACACCTCCACTTTCTGTGTCCTGTGCCACATACTGGCCAAGACGGATAGTCTCTGCATCGTCCACATCAACCATGTTCACGAGGACAGGATGCTCCATAGCCTCAATGTCTTCTGCTTGTAATCCAAATTCTTCCGCATGGTCTTTCAGATACTGCTTGTAAAGAGCCGCCTGTTCCGGATGGTTCTCCCACATGATACGAAGTGCGTCACTTCGGTTATTGCCCTGTATGGCTTCGCCCCGTGCGTTCACGGTAGGTGCACCTGTATAGGCGGTAACAGAAGATGTGATTTCTTCGGGGCGTATGTTTCCGGCAATCTTTCGTGCAGACAATACACTTGCCTCGTCATTCCGTTCTTTCGGCTGCGCTTCGTCAATAAAGTGCAGAGGGTTGCGCACGCCTTGAATATGGCTCGGTTGCAACAAGTTTGCATCAATCACAGCTACACGACCACCTACAATGGCATCATCACTGAATTTTACGGATACCTCCTTTCCCTGCAATGCCTGTACAGGCTCTTGTCTGTCTATCTTATGACCGTTCATGCGTCTGTAACCTCTTGCCCGTGCATCCTGCGGCTTGTCGTCCATCATGTCCGGCACTCCGTTCAGGGCTTCACGCTCGATGCGTTCCGCTTCCTCACGTTCGGCACGCAACTTTTCTTCTTCTGCCTTTCGCAATGCGGCTGCTTCATCGGCAATACGTCTGCGTTCATCATCCGCTTCCATTTTTCTGCGTTTGGCGGTACTGGCTATCTTCTGCCAAGCGAGCAAATCCTGTTTGGCTGCATCAATCGCCGCTTTGCGTTCTTTCTCGGAAGCAATCTTTTCGGCAATGGAGTTGCCACCTTTCGATTTGGCTTTCTCCAACTTCTTCAAGGCTTCTTCCTTGTCGGCAACCATTCCATCGGCTACGGTCTGTGCCATATCCTCATCACCCTCAGTCTGCTCCACAATGGCATCCCAAGCTGTGTCGCTGTCGGCCTGCTCATATAGTGGATTTCCCTGCTCGTCCTTTGGTATTCTCTGCATGGCAGGAATATTTTGAGGGGCATTGTTATCATTTTCGGGAATATTTTCCGCACCATTGTTGCTCTCATTCTCGGCAGGGCGTTCAAACGCTACTCCGTTATGTTCCAACAACATATTGTCAAGTTCATCACGGGTAAACAGGTTCACACGCTTGCCGTTGATAGGGGCTTCGGTAAATACCTCATACTTGCCGTCCGCATCAGCATCTGCTGTGATATTGCCACGGACGGTAACGCCGTTCTCATCGGTAAGCGAAACAATGTCATTGAGGGCGTATTGTGGTCTTTCACCCTCTTGCATCTCCTGTTTCCGTTCGGCATTCTCAATGGTTCTCTGCTGCTCGAACTGCGCCACACGTGCCAAATTTGCCGCATCAGCCTGTTGCTGTATGGTTTCTTTTGCCAACGGGAAGATATTCACGCCGTCCGATACGTTAACTGTGCCGTCCCCATTATCCACAATACCGTCCTCGTTGGCTATAACCTGTACTTGCATCTGTGAACCATCCTGTCCGGTAATAGTATAGGCATCACCTGGATTGAATGTAACCTTACCGTCTATCTTATCAGCCGCTTCACGTGCGAACTGCTCCACAATGGCTTGTTCTGCCAATTCTTTTTGCTCGTTAGGGTCTTGCGATTCATCAAGAGACAATACTGCATCAGGTGATACTTGTTCAAGTGCGCCGGTTTCCGAATCGCGAATGATGATGCTGTTGTCCGAATCAGTTACGCTCACACCGCTACCATCGTCATACGGTACAAGCTTGCCGCTGATTACATACACCTTCCGCTCATCCTGCTTCATGGTTGCCCCCTGTATCATGCCGGTATTACGGTTCACACGTGCATCTATCATTGAATTGCTCTGCTCGATACGACCGTCTATATCATCACGTACACGTTGTATCATGCCGTTATACACCTGCTTGGCATTAATATAATCGATTACGGAAACCTTATCTTCATCATTCCATTGTTCGTTGCCATTCACAAACTCTAATGCGGCAATCGGTTTTTCTTCAATCATTGCAAACATGCTCTCATCCACGAGGTCTGCAACCCTTGCACGCTGATACTCATACATGTTCTTTGCATCGTTCATCTCCTGCGAAGAAATGATATTATACCCGTCGAGATAACTGTCATTTGCTTGTTGTACACTTTCGTTTCGGTTGCCGCCACGTGATTGAGCCATAGAAGCAAGGTTAAATCCTCGCAAATTCAACGAGCGTTCCATATAATCCAGAACGGCAGCTTTCTCATTGGTGGTAAAATCTTTATCACCGGCAATAAGTTCCGCAACTTCACCGATATTCTCATTGGTAGTAAGGTCAAGCGTCGCCTTTAATGGCTCCCATACCTCTTTGCCGAGTAATTCATTCACTTTTGCGTCCGCTTTATTTACACCATGCTTCATGGAAGTATAATTTGCAGCAGACAAAGTATGTTTTCCTGCGCCCATCAATCCCATAGAGAGTGCCATGCCTCCCCAAATGTCACCATGAAATTGACCACTGGCAAACAAATTGGTACGTGTACCGTCCGGATTCTGTTGATAGGCATCATCAAGATTGAGCATGGTGCGCCACAGTTGTCCATAGTATTCTTCCGAAACCTCACCGACATAATCACTCACACCCATTTTGTTGAACATCTGATGAGTTTGTCCCATGATACCGTTCAACGCACTTGCGTCAGCCTTTGAAAGCACTGCACCGATACGTTTTGCACCTAAAACATTGGCGAGTTTGCTCATATTCCCAAGAGTAAAGACCGGATCAAGATGCGCACCGAACATTTCCGAATAATTCTCAATGATGGCATTGGCTTCACTTTGCCAAATGGCATCCCCCCAAGTCTTGTCGTTGGAAAAATCATAGTTGCCGTTCTCATCAACAACCACATCACCCAGTTTACGGTCAATAATATCAGCAGTAGTTTTCCCTGCCTGTACTGTATTGGCCATAAGTGGAGCGCGTACAAGCAAATCATCTGCAGTTGTACCGAGTGCTTTGATGGTCCAGTCGCTTGCATACCGTCCCAAACCTTTGGCTCCATTTTCTTTGATATAGGACTTGAAACCCTGCTGAGCCATTTTTTCAGCCGTTTCTTTGCTTATAACCTTTGTTGCAAGTCTGGTACTTCCTTTGGAGAAAGAGGACAATCCGTTAAATCCTCCACCTGTCAATACGAAATCCAGCATGAAGGACGGCATATAGCCTGTCATTACACCTGCTCTGTTCCAAAAATCTGCATTTCCGCTGTATCTTTCCTCTGCTTGTTGCTTCTCATGGATTGCGCCCATCATTGCATCATGCGCTTCACGTTCACCCTCTGTGGCATTTTCTTTTTTCAGTTCATCGGCATTCATCATCGTAAATGCGTCACGCATATCACCCATACCGAAATCCCACGTGCGCACATCACCCATAGTGCGACCGAAACCACGCCAAAAGCCTACATCTACACCGTTTTCACGGTCTTTCTGTTCTTCAAGGTTCTTAATCAGTTCCTCTGTTTCACGAATGGCTACGGATAACGCACGGTTTTCCTTGTCAGATTGTTGGCGGGGCGTATAAGTGGCAGCTCCCAGTATGGCAGCGAGAGGGGCTTTGTTGTTTTCTGTCTCTTCTGCCCATTCCTTGTGTACTTCTGATGCTCTTTCCGCTTGCTTGGCTTTCAACTCCTGCAACCGGAGGTTTGCCTTGCGCAACTGTCCGCCTACAGACATGTCAGCCGCCTGTCGGTATCTGAAGCTCTCCATGTCGGCAAGTCCCTTGCTGGTGTATCGGTTGCCGAGAGGGGTAATGTAGGTTTTCTCCAACTTTCCGCTCTCCGGGTTGAACAGCATTTTCCCCTCTGCGGTCTGTCCGCCACCCAATGGTGCGTTTTCGTGATACTCACGCATGGTTTCCATACGCTCGTTGAAACCGTCCATCATTTGCTCCGTACGGCGTTTCATCTGCCCCATATTTGCACTGAAGCGTATTTTATCCTGTTCTGTTAACGGATTTTCCGATTGCACCACAGCATCAGCTTTGCCAAAACCTAACTGATTGGAAAAACTATCGTAGTCCCCATAATCATATTCCTCACTGGTCGCATCATACAGTTTCTTACGCTTCGTATCATCTTGAATGTCGGTACAGAACTGTTCATAGCTGCCCAATTCATAATCTTTCGATAGCGCATCATACAGTTTTCGCTTGTTGTCATTATTCTTGTCTTTCATA